AATCAAGTCTTTATTGAAAAATTTAGTCGAGGGTGATAATAAGTCATAAATATAGTTAGGAATAATATTATTGTAAATAAATGGCCGCTGTATTTGTTTCAAATTTAATTATAAACTCTGGATCTAATTTTACGCAAACATTTGATTTAGCACAATCTGATGATTCAGGTCCATTAAATTTGTCTGGATTCACGGTTACTTCACAATTCAGAAAACATGCTGGCAGTGCAACTAAACATGATTTTACTACCACAGTGGATGATGCATCTACTGGTAAAATAACATTATCTTTATCAGCAACTCAGTCTGCTGTCCCAAAACCAGGTCGATATGTATATGATATTATAATTACTAAAACCTTAAGTTCGGAAGTAACCAGAGTGGTCGAAGGTTCTGTTCTAATAAGAGAGGGAGTAACTAGATAATGGCAGTTAAAGTTAATGTTATCCAAAATCCTCTTAAAGTAAGAGTTGGGCAAACAGACGCTGTAAAAGTTGTATCTAGTAATTCTGGAGGTGGTGGAAATTCAGATACATCAATAAATGTTATTGGTGGTATAGCATCTGTAACGCAATTAAACGTATCTGGTATTTCAACACTCGCTGGAATCACATCAGTCACGGGTGAAACATTATTTACAAAACAATTTAATGTAGCTGGTGTTTCTTCATTTACTGGTATTGTAACAACTGCTAGTGATTTATATGTTGGGGGTGATTTATTCGTTGGTGATGATATCATTTTTGATGAAGTTACTGGAAGAAATCTAAATATCACAGGTATAGGAACTGTGGGTACATTGAATGTGACTGGAACATTAACTGCTGGATTAATAGATGGAGGCTCGTTCTGATGGCAAAACCAAGTAGTAGACAAGAATTAATTGATTACTGTTTTCGTAAATTAGGCGCACCAGTATTAGAAATTAATGTGGATGATGATCAGGCAGATGATCTGGTGGATGATGCTCTTCAATTATTTGGGGAAAGACATTTTGATGGTATTGAGAGAATGTACCTCAAATATGAATTAACACAAGAGGATATTGATAGAGGCACAGCTGCTAATACCGAAGGTGTGGGGATTGTTACTACCACTGGAAATTCTACAAATGTAAGTGGTTTAGGAACTGTTACTTCAAACTTTTATGAAACATCCAACTTCATTCAAGTTCCTGATGCAGTTGTTGGAATAGATAGAATATTTAAATTTGATACAAGTTCCATATCAGGTGGAATGTTTAGTATTAAATATCAGTTATTTTTAAATGATCTTTATTACTTTAACTCTGTAAATCTTTTACAATACTCTATGACTAAGAGATATCTTGAGGATATTGATTTCTTACTAACCACTGATAAACAAATAAGATTTAATAAAAGACAAAATAGATTATATTTAGATATTGATTGGAAGGCACAAGAGGTTGGAACATTTTTAGTGATTCAGTGTGATAGAATTCTAAACCCAGATGATTTTACTGGAGTTTACAATGATAGTTTCCTAAAACTATATCTTACATCTTTGATAAAAAGACAATGGGGTCAAAATTTAATTAAGTTTCAGGGAGTCAAATTACCTGGTGGACTTGAGTTAAATGGAAGACAGATATACGATGATGCAGAACGGGAATTAGAAAGTATCAGATCAAGACTTGTATCAGAGTACGAATTACCTCCTCTTGACTTTATAGGATAATAATATGGCATTAAATCCCTTTTTTCTACAAGGATCACAAAGTGAGCAGAGACTTGTTCAGGATTTGGTTAATGAACAGTTAAAAATTTATGGTGTTGAGGTAAAATATTTACCAAGAAGAATTGTAAACAAGGATAATATTTTTACAGAAATACAATCATCTAGATTTAGTGATAATTTTTCAATAGAAGCATATGTAAACACATATGAGGGTTATGGTGGTGCTGGTGATATCATGACCAAATTTGGTATGAGTTTAAAAGATGAATTAATAGTTACAATATCAAAAGAAAGATTTGAAGATTTTATAGCACCTTTTTTGCAAACTTTACCAGAGGGAGAAATAGAAGTTGCCACAAGACCTAGTGAGGGGGATTTGATATTTTTCCCACTAGGACAAAGAATATTTGAAATAAAGTTTGTAGAACACGAAAAACCCTTTTATCAGTTAGGTAAAAATTATGTCTATGAACTTCGTTGTGAACTCTTTGAACTTGAAGATGAAATGGGAGGTTGGGATCAACTTAACACCACAACAGAAGAAATTGATGATGTTCTTGTAGATCAAGGATATATTACTTCACTTAAACTTATATCCATAGGATCAACAGCAACTTTAGGGGTGACTACTACATCTGGATATATTCGTAAAATATTCCTTAATGAAGATGGATATAATTATGATAAAATACCAACAGTTACAATCAGTCCTCCAACAGGAGCAGGAACCACTGCTACTGCTGTAGCAATCACAACTTCGATAAACGGTGTAAATTCTGTTAAAGAAATATTATTAACAAATGCTGGTGCTGGATATACTGAAACTCCAACCGTTACAATTACAAGTGCGACTGAAACAATTTTAGGAATTGGATCAACATCATATGGTGTTGGAGCTGCTGCAACAGCATCGATAGTTACTAATAATGCTGGTATTGGAATAGTCACTACTAATGGTGGTAGTGGATATCCTACTGCACCAACAGTATTTTTCACTACTCCTACATCTGGTGTAGGAACTGCCACAGGAAGAGTTTTAGTAAGTGCTGCAAATACAATTACACAAGTTCTGATATCTGATGCTGGTATTGGATATACTGCTGGAACAGGAATTGCTACAGTGTCTCCACCACCAGTTATAACAGGTATTGGGACATATCAATTTAATGAATTGGTTACAGGTTCAATATCTGGAGCAAAAGGAAGAGTTAAGAGTTGGAATGTAACAACTAATACACTTAAACTAGGAACCACTGACGGAACTTTTGTCGCAGGTGATGTAATTGTAGGAGCAGCATCTTCTGCTAATTACACTGTTGATTTCATTGAATCTGCAGAATTCTCTGATAAATATGATAAAAGTGATGAAATTGAGACAGAAGCTGACGCTATTATTGATTTCTCAGAAAATAATCCATTTGGTACATTCTAATGTTAGGAACTTACTACTATCATGAAATAATTCGAAAGACAATCGTTTCTTTTGGAACATTGTTTAACGACATCAGTATTCGGCATGATGATAAATCAGGAAAGACTTACAGTGAATTAAAAGTTCCTTTAGCATATGGTCCTTCACAAAAATTTCTTGCAAGATTAGAACAACAGGCAGATTTGAACAAACCTGTTGCCATCACTCTTCCTCGAATGTCATTTGAAATGAATAGTGTTACATATGACTCATCAAGAAAAACTGGAGTCACACAAACATTTAAAGCATCTGATGGTAATAATGTAAAAAAGGTTTTTATGCCTGTTCCATACAATATTGGATTTGAACTTAATATTTTAGCTAAATTAAATGATGATGCTCTACAAATCATCGAACAAATTTTACCTTATTTTCAACCTTCATTTAATCTTACAGTTGATCTTGTCAAATCGATAGGAGAGAAAAGAGATATACCAATAGTATTAGATAGCATCAATTTTCAAGATGATTATGAGGGAGATTTCTCAACAAGAAGAGCATTAATATATACGTTAGGATTTACGGCAAAAACATACTTATTCGGACCTGTAGCAGAATCCTCCTCTGGACTTATCAAAAAAGTTCAAGTTGATTATAGTGCGAATACAGATACTAAAAATGCTAAACGTGAGGTTCGATATACTGTTACACCAGATCCTGTAAGTGCTGGTCCTGACGATGATTTTGGATTTAGTGAAACCACATCATTCTTCTCTGATTCTAAATCTTATAGTCCTACAAGACAAACTGATATCTAATGACTAACTATGATCCGATTGACGAGGCTTTAAATATCAAGTCCGAAATAATTCCAACACCAGAGAGTGTTGTGTCTAAGAAAAAAAATCAACTTAAAAAAGTTGATGAGAATGATATTGGTAAAGATTATGAGTATACAAGAGGTAATCTTTACTCATTAATTGAGAAAGGGCAGGAGGCAATTAATGGTATTATGGAAGTGGCTGGTGAGAGTGCAAGTCCAAGAGCATATGAAGTTGCTGGACAATTGATTAAGTCAGTTGCAGATACGACTGATAAACTTATGGATTTACAAAAAAAGGTTAAGGAGGTTGAAGAAGATACAAATAAAACAACAAATAATGTCACGAACAATGCATTATTTGTTGGATCTACTTCAGAATTATCAAAGATGCTGAAGAAAGGTTTTCTAAATAATAAAGAGGCACCGAATCCTAAGAATGAAAAAGTGTAAATCTGGATACTATTATTGTTACGACGAAAAAAAGTGTAAACCAATTCCAAAAGGTTATCGAATAGGTTATGGTGGTTTCTTGCGTCATGAAAAAGATGATGACAGTAAAAATGGTAACAAGAAAAATGGTAACGGAGGAAACGGAAATGGTAGCAATGGTGGTAATGGTAATGGTAACGGTTCTGGCGGGAATGGCGGTGGCAA